AATCTTAGATTAGAATATCTTGAAACTATGGGATATCTATTGGATTCTATTCTCAATCAAATTAAAGCCAGAGATTGGCAAATTAAAAACGGTATAGCATGGAAGTCCTTTTTAGCAGGAATGTAATTGAAACTATCAATCGAAAAAATATCTGAAGTACATCTAAGAATTTATTCTGATCCTAATTGTGAACAAGAACTAGAATCATTCTTTACGTATGAAGTACCTGGTGCTAAATTCACTCCTAAGTTTAAAGCAAGAATCTGGGATGGACGCGTCAGGCTCTATAGTCTACTTAGAAAAACACTTTATGTAGGGTTATATAATTATGTTTTAGAGTTTGCAAAACGGGCTAATTATACTGTAGAATTTATTCCAAATGATGACTTTCCAACTCCGATAGAACACAACGATTATAAAGTTCCTGATATTGATAGTTGGATTAAATCTTTAGATATGCATGCTCGAGGTGAACCTATTCCAGCAAGAGACTATCAAGTAGAAGCTGTTACTACTGCATTAAACTTAAATAGAACTGTTTTGCTATCTCCTACTGCTTCAGGTAAATCGTTTATGATTTATTGTTTAATTCGATGGCATATTGAAGAAGGTAGAAAGTGTATGATTGTTGTGCCTACTACATCTCTTGTTGAACAACTCTATTCTGATTTTGAAGACTATTCTACTAATAATGAATTCACCGTAAAAAATCACTGCCAAAAACTTTATTCTGGATTTACTCGAGAAGTGTCTCATAATGTACTGATTACTACTTGGCAGTCTATCTATAAACAACCTAAACAATGGTTTGATAATTTTAATGTAGTCATTGGGGATGAAGCTCATCAATTTAAAGCCATATCTCTCATTTCTATTATGGAAAAGATGAAAGATGTTAAGTATAGAATTGGTACCACAGGAACTATTGATAGTAAAAAAATCAGTCAACTTACCTTAGAAGGTTTATTTGGTCCTATTCACAGAGTGATCACCACAAAAGAATTGATGGAAACTGGGAAGGTAGTGAATATTGATATTAAATGTTTAACTATAAAATATTCTGAGCCTTTATGTAAAATAGTTAAAGAGCTTGACTATCAAAAAGAAATGCAATTTTTAATATCTCATGAACCAAGAAATAAATTTATACGTAATCTTGCTATTAAATCAGAAGGCAATACTTTAGTCTTATTTCAATTTGTAGAAAAACACGGTAAGATTTTGTATGATATGATTAAAGAAAAAGCACCAGATAAAACGGTACATTATGTTCATGGTGGGGTGAATACCCTAGACAGAGAAGATATACGTCATCAAACTGAGACTGATTCAAATACTATTATTGTTGCTTCATATGCTACCTTTTCTACAGGCATAAATATACCAAGTATACAGAATATTATATTTGCTTCACCTACTAAATCTAAGATCCGCAATCTACAATCAATCGGTAGAGGATTACGATTAAAGGATGGTAAAGATAAATTGACGTTGTACGATATATCAGATAATTTGCAATATAAATCTAAACGTAATCATACACTCAATCATTTTATAGAACGTCTTAAAATATATTCTGAAGAACAATTTGATTATACTTTACACGAGATTAATTTATGATAAGAGATACCTATGCAGTATTGAAGTTAGTAACCGGCGAAGAGGTATTATGCTCCGTCTTAGATGAAGATGAATATCAACTCATTACTATGTTTCCCATGGTAGTTAAATTAGTGCAACGTTTTGTTGGTAATAAACCAATTGAATCGGTTACACTTGCTCCATATAGTTACTTCTCTGCGGATGATGAATTTACTTTCCAGAAGAATCATGTCATATCATTTAAAGATATGGATTCTAATTATGTTGGAGTATATCATGATGCAGTAGATGATTTTATTCAAAATGCAGATAAACAAGCTACTAATAATGATACAATGGAAGATATACAGGGTGTTGTTGATAGAATTAATACAGCAATTGAAACCATAGTACCTAATCAAAATTCCTCAGACTCCAACACAGAAGAATATTCAGTAGATGAATTTGTTGATGTAATGGATAATCTAGTGGACCCAACTAAAAAGACTATACATTAGATATACCTTAGTGATTAAGTTGAAAGACCCAATACAGTTATAATATAACAAATTAGATTTTTTGTACAATTATTTTTTTTATAAATTAAATAATAAATTAATTGTCATTTAAATAGAAGATATTATATAATGAATATATTAAATCAGTGAAAGAATACATTATGGCAATAGAAAAAAAAGAAAAGAAAAAACCAGTACATTACGTAAACAATAAAGAATTTTTAGAAGCTATTATAGTATATAAAAAAGATTGTTTGGATGCGGAAAATAGCGGTGATGAAAAACCACAAATTCCAGATTATCTAGGTGAATGTATATTAAAGATTGCACGTAAGCTTTCTAATAGGCCTAACTTTATTAATTATTCATATAAAGATGATATGATTCTTGATGGTATTGAGAATTGTATTGCGTACTTTGATAACTTTAATCCTGAAAAATCTTCAAATCCATTTTCATATTTTACCCAAATAATTTACTTTGCTTATTTACGTCGTATTGAAAAAGAAAAGAAACAAGCATATATTAAAGGTAAGTTAGTTAGGGATAATACACAAGAACAATTTATAGTTCAAGACCACGATAGAAACGAAGACTACTCTAATAGCTTTGTAGAATTTATGCAAGATAATGGTACATTTGATTCTAAGTTTGAAGAAAGGCAAAGAAAGAAAAAAGAAAAACCTATAACATCAGTATTATTAGATAACTTTATAGAAGAGGATACAAACCCTAATGACTAAGTTTGTTATTTTAGGTGATACTCATTTTGGCGCGCGGAATGATTCACGCAAATTCCATGATTACTTTGAGAAATTCTATAAAAATACTTTCTTTCCATACTTAGAAGAACATGGCATTACTGAAATAATACAATTAGGTGATTTGTTTGATAGACGAAAATTCATCAATTTTAACACACTTTCTGAGGTAAAACGCTACTTTTTTGATGAAATACAACGAAAAAACATACGTTTTACAACGCTTTTAGGTAACCATGATATATTTTGGAAAGAATCACTTTCAGTGAGCTCAAGCGGTTTAATCTTAGGAGAATATAATTTTACTTTAATTGATAAACCTGTTATAATAGATATTGATGGTACAAAAATAGATTTGATTCCATGGATTTGTAAAGAGAATGAAGAAGATGTATTTAAGTTCATTGATGAATCTAAATCAGATTTGTGTTTTGGTCATTTTGAAATAGCAGGATTTCCAATGTATCGTGGGCATACAGCATCAGATGGACTGTCTCATGATATGTTTGCTAAGTATGAATTAGTTTGTTCGGGTCATTATCATACAAGATCTAAACAAGAAAATATTACTTACGTTGGAACACCAGCAGAAATGACATGGCAAGATTATAATGATCCTCGTGGGTTTTCTGTGTTTGATACAGAAACTCGTGAATTATCTTTTATTCAAAATCCATATACCATACATGAAAAATTAGTCTATGATGATTTAGATAAAGAAGTCATTGATATATCTGAAATAGATTTAACTGATAAGTATGTTAAGATTGTAGTAGTGAATAAAACAGATCTATATAAGTTTGATTTGTTTATGAATAATGTATATCAAAGAGGCGCACATGACATTAAAATTATTGAAGACTTCTCAGAGTTTGAGAATGGAGAAATATCTACTGAAATTAATCTTGAAGATACCCTCAGTATATTATCAAATTATGTGGATTCGGTAAACACCACAGAAAATAAAGAAGAAATTAAAACAGTGCTGAAAGAATTATATCTTGAAGCAATACATCATGAGTCAATATAGGAGAAAGTTATGTTACATGAAATAAAAGAAGATAAGTTTTTAGCAACGGTTGAAGGAACAGGACAGGTATTACAAATTGTAGTACACAATGCACAAGGTCATGGCAATATTGTGCTAAATTTGCCTAGAAATGTTGCTGCTCAATTAGCTAAAGCGGTTAGTGATAGTATTTAAATCAGTATTTTGGAAGAATTTTCTTTCTACTGGTAGTCAAGGTAGTAAAGTTAATTTAAATAACCACGGTACAACATTAATTGTAGGTAAGAATGGTGAAGGGAAATCTACTATTCTTGATGCATTATGTTTTGCTTTGTTTAATAAACCATTTAGAAATGTTAATAAGAATCAATTAATCAATTCTATTAATGGGAAACAATGTGAAGCTGAAGTTGAATTTTCTATTGGGCCTAATGCATATAAAGTTAAACGGGCAATAAAACCTAATACGTTTGAAATATATTGTAATGATGAATTAGTTAATCAAGATGCCGCACTTAAAGATTATCAAAAAGTATTAGAACAACAAATACTTAAACTCAATTATAAAACATTTACTCAAGTAGTTATTCTTGGATCAGCTTCTTTTGTCCCATTTATGCAACTACCAGGTGGCCAACGCAGAGAAGTTATTGAAGATATTTTGGATATCAGAGTATTCTCTACAATGAATACTATTCTAAAAGATAAAATCATTGAAACAAAAGAAGAATTAAAAGATAAAGAAATAAAACTAAATAGCATTAAAGCTAAAGCTACAGCACAACAAAGAATTATTGAGTCGTTAGTTAATACTAAAGATCAAAACGTAAAAAGTATTACAGAAAAAATAGAAGCAAACAATAATATCATTAAACAAAAATCAAATCATATTACAGAGTTACTTTCACAAATAACTGAATTAAAGAATAGTATTAAAACTAAAGAAACTATAATAAAAGATATAGACTCTTGTAAGAATAATTCTAGTAAACTTAAACAGAAAAATTCAACGATTGATGAAAGTATAAACTTCTTTGAGAATAATGAAGTATGCCCATCATGTGAGCAAGGAATCCAACATGAACATAAAGATTCTATTATTGAAAAATTAACTATTAATAAACAAGAATATGATATAAAATTAACTATGTTAGATAGTGCATTAGACAAACTTACAGATCAATTACAAGTCATGCAAGATATATCTAATAAGATTACTGATATGAATATTGAAGTATCAACTGAAAATACTTCAGTACAAATACTAAATAAACTAAATGCAGATATGCAAAATGAAATTGCTAGTCTTAATTCAAATCAAGGTAATATTGAGCAAGAAAAGTCTACATTAAAATCATATGCATCAGAAGCATTAGAATTAAATAATGACCGTATGGAGATTAAAAAGAAAAGAAATCTTCAAGATATAGCATCATCTTTACTAAGAGATACTGGTATTAAAACTTCTATTATTAAAGAATACCTACCCGCTATGAATAAGTTAATTAATATGTACCTATCAGCCATGGATTTCTTTGTTAAGTTTGATTTAGATGAAAACTTTAATGAAGTGATTAAGTCCAGATACAGAGATGAATTTACATATGCTTCCTTCTCTGAAGGTGAGAAAATGAGAATTGACTTAGCCATATTATTCACTTGGAGACAAATCGCTAAAATGAAAAACTCTGTCAATACGAATCTGTTACTGCTAGACGAGATTTTTGATTCAAGTCTAGATGTTGCTGGAACAGATTACTTCCTATCTGTCATGGATAAATTGGGTGAAAACTCAAACATCTTTGTGATCTCTCATAAAGGCGATGTCCTTCTAGATAAATTCCAAAACAATATAAGATTTGAAAAAGTTAATGATTTCTCTAGAATAGTTGAAAATAGTTAAATTAATTATGTACTTTAATTAGTATTCGGTGTATAATTATTATATTAAATGGTTATATTAACTGTTTAACAATTGAGGAGAAATTATATTATGGCACATGAAATAGCAACAATGATCGACGGTAGAAGTGCAATGGCATATGTAGGTGAAACACCATGGCACGGCCTTGGACAACAATTAACCTATGATGCACCACTTGAAGTATGGGCAAAGGAATCTGGATTAGATTTTGAACTAGAAACTGCACCTATACAATATGGTGAAGACACTCTAACCTACACTGGTAAAAATGTTATGTATCGTAAAGACACAAAACAACCACTAGGTATTGTTTCAGACAAGTACAAAATCGTTCAACCATTAGAAGTATTAGAATTCTTTAGAGATATGGTTGGAAATGTAGCTAATCTAGAAACTGCAGGTGTACTACGCGATGGTGCAAACTACTGGGCACTAGCTAAAATGGATGGCGAATTCAATATTGCAGGTGATCAAGTTAACCAATACTTATTACTAGCATCTTCTGCTGACGGTACATTAGCAACTCAAGCAAGATTAACATCAGTACGTGTTGTATGTAATAATACATTGCAAGTTGCTACTGGTGGAAAAAAAGCTGAAGCAACAATTAGACACAACTCTGTGTATAATCCAACAATATTGCTTGAACAATTATCAAATTATAATCAAGCATTTAAAACATTTGAAGAAACTTCAAAAATTCTAGCAAATGTCAAAATGTCATCTAAACAAGCACTGAATGTGTTTGGACAAATCTTTGGTGGTGTTGAAGAAAATCAAAATGCTCCAACAGTACAACGCGCTTTAGCCTTATATAATGGTGAAGGTATCGGAGCTGATTTAGAGTCTTCAAAAGGAACTGCTTGGGGTGCTTTAAATGCAGTAACTCAGCTGGTTGATTGGGAAACTGCTAGATCAAGTAATGCAAGATTAAAAAATGCATGGTTTGGTCGAGGAGCTGAAGTTAAACAAAAGGCAGTGACTAAGTTACTGGAAGCTGCCTAATCATGTTAGTTGATGTCAATGTTTTAGGAACCACGTTTGAAGTAGAATGTGAGATGGAGGGGATAAACTCCTCCACGCTCATAGGTATTATTACTATATTTCACCATGGAGTGAATATGACTGATATGTTAAATGATTCAACTATAAAACTTATTGAAAATACATTGGAAGAACATTATGGCTAGTCATATGTGTAAATTTAATTTTAATGGTGAGGAATACTGGACTGAAGCTTATAATATTGTTGAGTTTAGATATGGATTCTGGATAAATGAGTATAAACAATATACTACAAATATTGAAGATGAAAAATATTGGATTCCGCCTTCAGCAATTAAATACGTGGTAAAGGATTAGTTAATGTTTAAATTTATAGAATTGAAAGAAGTACAAAAGCGCTATATATGTGAAGTTATCAAGCGGTATAACCATACAGCATCAGAGATTACTTTAAGTCAAATGAAAGAATATCATGATGCGTTAATACAAGTAAGAACAGAAGGCATTAAGATTGGATATCCTAACTGGTTGATTAAACCTAAAAATAAGATATCTATGGGAATTTATGGGTTTCCAATCCCTACAGAATCAGAAGTAGCAGATCTAAATAGTGGGAACAGTGTTCAGCAAATTAATATTGAAGACTATTCACCTATGTTTAAAACTGTTGTAGCGGAATATAATTTAATATAATGAAAAAAAGATTGTACTTTAATTCATTAATAGTATATAATGATACTATGATCAGTAAAATAAGTCGCGCTTTTACAAAGATCATTTTAAATAGCGACAATTTGAGGAGCAATATATGAGTTCAACACAGAAATTAATCAATCACCTGGTTAAAGGTAATGCTGTAACTGCAAAAGAAATCACAGGCAAATTTGGTCTAGCTAATCCGTCTGCTGCAATTCGGGCAATTCGTTTAAAAGGTTATGCGGTATATAATAATCCTGTAAAACTATGGGACGGAACCCCTTCATCAAAATACCGTATTGGTAAGCCTTCAAGAGCAATGATTGCTGCAGCATTTCGTGCAAAGTGATTAAAAATTCTAAGACTCTTTTAGATATTGAGGTGGCGCAAAGCCACCTCCCTTTAGGGTTATCAGTAATCCTAAGGAGAGGTGACTATGAATAAAGATATTTTAAAACAATCACAATCTAAAGATCACACTGGAGGTAGAAAGTTTGATGGTGGCAAACTACAGTATGGATTAATTCCACCAATAGCATTAAGAGAAATGGTAAAGGTACTTACAATTGGTGCAGAAAAATATGAACCAGATAATTGGAAAAGGGTACCAGATGCAAATAGAAGATATTTTGACGCAGCAATGAGACACATGTGGGCGTATAAAGAAGGTGAGCAATATGACACTGAAACTGGAATTACACACTTAGCACATGCTTTGTGTTGTATTATGTTTATGACTGAACTAGATTATGAGGAAAGCAAATGAAATTATCAAAAGAAACATTGAATGTAATTAAAAATTATGCAGGAATTAATAGTAACTTATTAATAAAAGAAGGTAGTAATTTATCTACTATATCAGTAGCTAAAACAATTATGTCGACAGTATCGGTTCCTGAAGTCTTTCCTAATGAATTTGGTATCTATGATGTCAATGAATTTCTCGGTGCATTATCATTATTTGATGATCCCGAACTAGAGTTCGATAGCAAGTATGTCACTATAAAAGAAGGCAAAAATGCTATCAAATACTTTGGAGCAGCGGTGAATAACATGGTAGTCCCTACGAAAGACATCGTCTTTCCAGAAGCTGAAATCTCTCTCTCTCTCGAAGCTTCTACTCTTACTATGATAATGAAAACTGCTCCAATCCTAAAATCTGAGGATGTTTCCTTTGTTGGAAATGGAAGTACCATCACAGTTAATGTGGCAGATAAAAAGAATCTATCTGCCAATAATTTTAGTCATGAGATTGGTTCAACTAACTTGGACTTTAAAGTTAATCTTAAAATAGATAATTTAAGAATGTTACCTGGTGATTATGATGTATCAATCTCTTCTAAGAAAATATCTCGCTTTACTGCAAAGAATAGTGATTTAGTATATTATGTTGCAGTTGAAGCTGATTCAGCGTTTCAAGTATAAATGTACTTTAATTAAGTAATAAGTTATAATGAATTATATTATGGAGAAAGTGAATGGTACAAGAATACTTATGGGTGGAGAAATATAGACCCCAACGTGTAGAGGATTGTATATTACCTCGTGAATTAAAAGATACATTTCAGCAATTTATATCAAGTGGTGAACTCCCCAATTTCTTATTTAGTGGAGGCCCTGGTATCGGTAAAACAACTGTAGCCAAGGCATTATGCAATGAGATTGGTGCTGAGTTCATCCTTATTAACGGCTCAGAAGAATCCGGTATTGATACACTCAGAACCAAAATCAAAAGTTTTGCTTCAACAGTATCATTAACTGATGCTAAAAAGGTTGTTATTCTAGATGAAGCAGACTACCTAAATCCAAACTCAACTCAACCAGCACTAAGAGCTTTCATAGAAGAATTTTCTAATAATTGTCGGTTTATCTTTACATGCAACTTTAAGAATCGAATTATAGATCCTTTACACTCAAGATGTGCAGTTGTAGATTTTAAAATAGAAAATAAAGATAAGCAAGAGATTGCAGCATCTTTCTTTAAACGTGTACAATATATCTTAAAAGAAGAAAACATTGAACACAATCCTAAACCTATAGTTGAAATGATTACAAAGCATTTCCCAGACTATAGAAGAATCATTAATGAGTTACAGAGATATTCTGTTACAGGTAAGATTGATTCAGGTATTTTATTGAATGTTACTGAAGAATCTTTTAAAGGACTAATTAAAAATCTTAAAGATAAAAACTTTACTGAAGTAAGAAAGTGGGTTGCTAAAAACGGTGATAGTGATAGTATAAATATATTTAGACAACTTTATGATTCAGCATCAAGTAACATTGAAGCAAATAGTATTCCACAATTGGTATTGATCTTAGCAGACTATCAATATAAATCAGCATTTGTTTCTGATCAAGAACTTAATTTAATGGCAGCACTTACAGAAACTATGGCGCAGTGTAAGTTTAAATAGGGATAGGTATGGAAAATTTAATAATTGGATTTATTATAGGTTTTATATGTGGCTGGTGTGCATTACGATCTGCATTAATGCAAAAAGTGAAACTCATGGTGGAAGAAGCTGAAGCACAAGAATCATCACCAACACTTGTTATTCAAAAAATACGAATAGATTTTATAAAAGAAAATGATATTATCTATTGCTACGATAAAAATAACGGGACATATCTTGCACAAGGTGATTCTTATGAAGATATCCAAGTTACATTAGAAAAGAATTATCCAAATACAGTATTCGTGTGTAATGCATCACAAATTGCGGAAATAACAAAAAAATGAACCCATTTGACTTCTTAAAAGCCATAAATGATACAAAAAAAGATATGTTTGAAGATCCTCAAGCGCATAAAGACTATAATGCTTTTATCATAAATAAAGGGTTATCATTCTTTCCTGATACTATACTCTATGCAAATGAGATGAATCAAAGAGCACATGCTGAAAAGAAATGGCAATTTGAATTTCTTAAGAATTCTATATATAAAAAGAAACGGTTTAGTAAGTGGCACAAAAAAGATAATATAGGCGAAGTAATTAAATTATTAATAAAACATTATAATATATCAGAACGCAAAGCATATGAAGTACATGATTTACTCTCAAATGAAGCAATAGAAGAGTTAAGATTATCATATGAAACTGGCGGTAGAGATTAAAACATATATAAATATATGTACTAAAATACAAAAGTGAAATAAAATGACAACTATTATATATTATGATTGGACGCCCGACGCGATGTTGGAAATTGACTTGATAGAACCAGACAATTTTCTTAAGGTCAGAGAAACTCTAACCCGCATCGGTATAGCTTCTAGAAAAGATAATAAACTTTTCCAATCATGTCACATACTACATAAACAAGGCAGATACTTTATTGTCCATTTCAAAGAGCTATTTGCTTTAGATGGAAAACAAAGTGATATTTCTATGTCCGACATAGAACGTAGGAATTGTATTGCTGAGTTATTACAAGATTGGGGTTTGCTCAAGATTCTAGATAAATCTAAGGCAGAACCCAAAGCGTCACTATCTCAAATTAAGGTAGTATCTTATAAAGAGAAAAGTGAATGGGAACTTGTTCCTAAGTATAATATCGGCGGAGTTAAACGAAACAAAACGGAGTAAATTGTAATGAGTATTAAGTTAGACTTAGAAGTAACTGAAGTGAACCTTATCTTACGTTCGCTTGGCAAACATCCTTTCGATGAAATTGCTGTACTAATCGCCAAAATTAAACAACAAGGCGAATCCCAGTTGGCAGAGCAAGAAGCTGCTACTGGAGACCAAAAAGAAGGGGGTGAATCTGTTACTGCAACTGCAGAAGGATAATTCCTGGATTACTAGTTTTTAATGCTTTTAACTAGTCAAATATTAAAAGTATGTTATATATAGTTGGGTATAAGTTAATTCTTATATGATGTAAATAGGCCTCAAGAAAGACCTTTGTTAGTAATAACATCTCTTTCGATATGAGTTTATATAAATTTTATAAACAAGGAGAACTATTATGTGGACGAAACCTCACGCAACAGAGATGAGATTTGGATTTGAAGTTACACTTTACGTAATGAACAAGTAATTGTTTAACGTATAAGTATTAAAAGAGGGAACTTCGGTTCCCTTTTTTGTTTGGTCCTAGCCTTAGGACCGTTAGGCAGCTGGGGTAAGCTGTACAAAACCCCATAAATATTATTGTACTTTAATTAATTAATAGTTTATAATGTATTATGAATTGAAAAAAGGAGAAGTATCATAGCTATTCAAAATAAAAAAAGATTTAGTAAGCCAAAGCAAGAAGTAGAAGTTAAAGGCTTATATGTAGAAGTACAACCCGGCCAAATAGAAAAAGCTCTACGCAAATTTAAAAAGAAAGTTCAAGATTCTGGATTGCTTATTGAATTAAGAGAAAAAGAAGCTTACGAAAAACCAACTACAGCTCGTAAGAGGGCTAAAAGCCAAGCAGTTAAACGTTGGAAAAAGAAATTAGAATCCAAACAGCTTCCTAAAAAGATGTACTAACATGGCAGCTAAGAACGATATTACTGGAGACTTTATTAAAAGTAAACCTCATAGTAGGCAGTTTGATGATAACTTTGATAGAATCTTTGGTATCAAATGCCCTAAATGTAAGTTTAAGCAACAGATGGATAAAGAACCACCACCAGTATTATGCCAATCATGTGGTTCAACTTTATAATATGGAGAATTTGAATGTCAGACCAAACTAGAGCAAAACACAAACACATTAGAGAAATAAATATACAAAAAGCGGCAGAAAATACCGAAAATAGTGTGTACAACTTAATTGTATTAGCTGCAGCTCGTGCTAGAGAAATAGCAGTTAGCAGAAATAAATTAGATGCAAAAAATCAAAAGCTAAATAAATATGAATTTAAACCAATTAATCAAGCTTTAGATGAATTTCAGCATAATGATGTATAAATAGATTTGTATTATGCCTTCGGGGTAATATATTTTTAAAACTCGCTTATTAAAGGAGAAATACTATGGCGAAAGTTCAATTTGGATCTCTGTATCCAACCACCCTTGGTTTTGATAGAATGTTTAACGATCTAGAAGCTATGCTAGATTCAACCATTAATCATACCGCAGAAAAATTCCCACCTCATAACATTATTAAACTAGACGAATACAAGTACTCAGTTGAGCTTGCAGTTGCTGGTTTTGATGAGGATGAAATTGACATTACCGTTGAAGATGGATTACTAACAATCAAAGGTGAAAAAAAACCTAACGATGAAACAGTAAACTATTTGCACAAAGGTATTGGTACAAGATCATTCTGTAAACAAATCCATATTATCGACACGGTCGAAGTACGTGGTGCTGTTTATAAAAATGGTATCTTGAGCATTGGTTTAGAAAACGTTATTCCTGATTCTAAAAAACCACGCAAAGTGGAAATAGAAAAAGATCTAAACTTTTTTAAATCAGAACTTTTAACTGAAGATTAATAGAATGGGGAGCATGTCTCCCCTTCTTTTTGGAGAACGTATTGAAAATAACAGAATTAGAATCAGCCGACCAACTAGCAGAATTGCAAAAAGGATTTGTCTTATTAGACTTTTATGCAACATGGTGTCAACCGTGTAAGATGATGGCAACCGTATTGGAAACATATGCAAGTGATATTCCAGTAGTTAAAATTGACATTGAAAAATTCCAAGACATAGCAATCCAGCATAATGTTAGAGGTGTACCAAATTTAGTATTAACTAATGATGATACTACAGTTGCTACAAAAACTGGGTATCTTAAAGATTCTGAATTACAAGTATTTCTAGACACAAATACATAATGTCAGACAGACCAAACAGTATACACTTAACATCATATCCATTTTTAAAGCGTGGCAATTATCAATTTAAAATATCAGTGGTTAATAAGACTGGCTGTTTAGTTGTAGGAAATAATGTACAAAAGCCTAAAGGATTCTTTGTACGATACTTTGCAGACCTAGATACTGCATTATTTTATCTAGACTTTCTAATTGAAAAAGACTATAGGGATACATATGAGTAATGTTAAAATTTTGAAATTAATGAGTGGTGAAGAAGTTATTGGTGAAGTAACAACAATAGATGCTTTACATGTAGTAAAAAATGCAACTTCAATCATATATCAGCAAACAGAAAAAGGTTTAGGTGCTGGATTAGCTCCATATATGCCATACGTTGAAGGTGATATCGAGATCAGAGATGCTGCTGTGGCCTCGTTTGGTGTTCCTGGTAAAGAAATGCTCAATCAATACAATTCCATATTCGGTGCTGGTATAGTAATAGCTGGTGCAAATGAAATGCCAATTAGCTAAAATAACTGTGTACTTTAATTCGTATTCATTGTATAATTAATTATAGATTGATTAAATGGAGAGAGTAAAAATGAATAAAGTAACTATGGACATTGCAAAATTATTAGGTATTAAGGTTGAAGATGCACTACAGATTCAAGGTAGAATGGAAGCCTCTGGATTCGATTTTTCTGAATGTACTAATGCTGAGTTTAATAAAGAAGCTAAAATAACTCTTGCTGCCTGGAGAAAATAATATGAGCTTTGATCCTAACACAGAATTACTAGAAATGTACTACGAACAAGGTCTGGATGAAGGACTTAGTCCAGAAGAGGCTGAATTATATGCACGTCAGCAGATGTCAAATAACTCATAAAAGAGTGTACTTTAATTAGTGTTCGTTGTATAATGGTTATATTAAATGCAAAAGTGAGGAAGTTATTATGATGATATATGTGAATAATACGTACAAGCCTTTACGTAAAAGTAAAAAGGCTAAACCACAAACTAAACCTTCTAAGGTTGAAATCAAACCTATAGAAACTCAGTTTAATCTTGTTGCATCTGGAATATTCCACCGAGAAACTAAACAATATCCAAGTAAAAATTCTAACCTTGGTTCAACTACTAAAAAAAATCCGCAATATTATACTGGTAATAGTATGATCGGTATCGGTCAATTGCATAAATCTAATTCAGTCCCAGTATTTCGACAAGAAGATGCAGAAGATCAAGCTAAAATGAGGAGAGGATAGTGCTAACGTTTATTGTATATGTATGGATGGCAGTACCGTACAATGGATATCCGATCGTAGTTGGTGAGTTTGCAACATGTGAACAAGGTATGGCTGTGGTTCACAATCTTTATCCTAAAGCAAAAGCTGCACATTGTATTACACCCGATTTAACACCTCCAGGAGGAATTAAATAATGTTTAATCCAGAATCATATAAAGGTTATTCGTACGATAGTGAATTATTAATTGAAGACGATAACGCAAAGATATTGCACTATGCAATAAAAGATGGTCATTCGATTTGGATGGATTGGTCACCGTATGATATTCCAAGGCAAAATGATTGGGAAAAGTGGATTGATTTAGAAATGCCTGATAGAAAAGCAATAGATTCTATTGGACCATTAACTACATCAGATTTAGATATTTTAATCGCAAGGAGAAGTATATGAAGTTGAAACCTATAGTAGCAGCAGTAGCAATTGTTTTTGCAACTGGTTGCTCGATGTTAGATCAGAAAGAAACAGTAACAGTTATTGAAAACCCACTCGAGGCTGCTCCTGAAATCAAAGAACAGGAAGTAACGTTCTTAGAAGATAGTGGAAAAATTACATTGGAGTTTGATGAAAACGGAGCTGAATGGTTAACCATTGAATCTACCGCAACATCACCAGTTAATTTTAATCATGCCAACTCTAGAGAAGAAGCTTTTTTAGTTGCTTCAATGAGAGCTCGTGCAAATCTAGTTGAATTCTTAAACAACTCAGTTAAAACAGAAAAGTTTGTTGAGAATGTATCTAAAACAATATTAAATGATGTTGTTAAAAATGGTAGTAGTGATGATACAGTTCCTGTAACTGAGAATGATATCTTTGGTGATGCTGTTACTGAAAACAAATTAGTGAATAGTGTTGCTAATCAAGAAGAACGCAATAGAGCTACAAAGGTTGCACAAAGTGTTAAGCAAACCATCAATGAAAGTACTAATGGAATATTAAAAGGTGCAGTTATTAGTGTACGAGCAATTAATCCAAATGTAGATATGGTTGCAGTAACAGTACGTGTATCTAAGAAAGCTATTAATGCTGCTCATGTTATCAGAGCTCAAATGGACGGAGTATAATATGGTACAACTCATTGTTATATTTGCTTTAGGATTTTACTTTGGAATGTATGGCGTATCTGAATCTATAAGTAAAATGATATCAGGACTAGAATCTGCAAAAACTTATGTTGAGGACACTTATGAAAAAACCGATGAGATTACTGAAGAAATTCTGTATACTGAGTAGTTTATTATACGCTTCAGCACTTTCTGCAGAAGTAGTAACTGTAGATGGATATGGAGATGATTTTGAATCAGCTGTAAGGAATGCTAAATTAGCTGCCATTGAAAATGTTGTTGGTACATTTATTATCGGTGGTAGAGAATGGCAGACTGATGATTCGGTTTTTGAAAAAGTTAAAGAATATCATGGTGGTTATATTAAATCATATGATGTACTTGAATATAAGAATGATCGAGTAACCATTAAAGCTGATGTTGAACGTATTAAGGATAATAGTTTACATGTAGGTGGCAATACAATTGATATGTCTCAATTTAAGCCACAAATTGATAACTATAATAGCAGAAGAGCTATCATAGAAGAGTTAGACGATCCTCGTAAAGCATTTAATATGAAGATTAATTCAGTTCGTATAGATCCAAAAGAACGCAAATACCAATTTATAATAAATGGTACGATTCAATGGCAACCTAAATGGGTTAGTGATCTAGAAACATTTGTACTTTCAACTCAAGACGAAGGTAAAACACATACAGATTTAAATGATAATATTGCTTCAGGTGCATTTAATATACTAAACGCTTATGGACCAGTTGGTGCAGTACTTGGAAGTGTTGCACACTCAGCAATAAAAGTAGACTATCCAACAGACAATACGTCTATGGTATGTTTTGCTAAAACTGTATTTAAGAGTGTAGACTATTGTTATGATTTAGCAGGTGGATTTAAAAAGATGCCAATATATTCTGAGATGCCTATATCAATTATTGGTAAAGATAAAGATGGTAAAGAAATATTTAATCATCGTATAAATATTAAATCGGATAACATGTATGAAACGATGCATAAAGGTCAAACTAAAAAGCGTTTGTTTTCAAAAATAACATTTGATCAACCTGGATATATTATCTATTCAGATGCCGAAAGAGTTTTTACAGTACTATTAGATATTAATGCTGATATTGCTGCTAATATTGAAACATTAATTGTGGAGCCAAGATGAAAAAAGACAAACCAATCTTCTACAGAGAAGATACGCCTAACTTAAAAGTGAGTTTAATATATGCAATTATTTTTGTTATAGGAGTATACTTATTTGGACCGTTTTGAAGAAATATACGAAGAAATGTTAAAGTATTTTGGAACACTTCCGCACCCTATACACGAACCTAAAAGAACGTTATCATATTTAAAATTATGGAAACATATAAAAACACTAAAAACAAAATGAGCATACTAAGCTTAATAGTTAATATAAGAACTATTATTAATTTATCAGACGATGCAGAATTAAGAAGGAAAATAAATCAAGTAATTAATGATTTTATGAATAGTAATGATTATAAATAACTATAGGCCAAAAGCCTATTTTATAATTAAAACCCAAAAGGAAATATTAATGAAAACATATTGGCAACCTATGACAGATGAGGATGTTGATTGGGTTAGTTTTCCTAAAAAAACGGAGAAACAAAATGCCTGATAGCCCAGAAAAAGACGGATTTACTGAAACAAAGACAGAATCTGAATCAATGGAAGATACCGCAATGAAAATTGGTAATAAAACTGAACATCCTCCACAACAAGAATCTGAATTTAAAAACAAATGGATTGACGCTTATAACGACTGTGTTTAATTTTATTATGGAGACTATATTATGGAAACCCTTGCAACTTGGCTATTATTATATTGTTTAGATACTATCTGGTTAAAACCTAAAGAACAAATAGAATATTATCCTCCCACCCCCGAACTCATTGAGGTCGACCAACGGCCTTTACCTCAAACTCAAAAACAATTTATTTAATTAAAATAACTGTGTACTTTAATTAGTATTCGGTGTATAATTAATTATAGATTGATTAAATGAGGAGAGAGTAAAAATGAACATTACAATAATTCACACTGGATTTAGAAAACCATCAGAAATGGTAGCAATGGTTGAAGCACCAACAACTGATGTTATGGAATCACTTAACTATGCGTATGCAAAAACTCAAAATGCTTTCGGATCATGGTCTCGTAAAGAAGTTTTTACGACAAATGATGGTGAAGTTATTGAGAATGAAGATTATTGTGAATCAGTTAGTGTTTTAAAAGAATTAAAAGCTGATAAAGATGGCAATATTTATGGAATTCGTTCTACATCTGTTGGAGATCGAATGATTCTTGATAATGGAACTGAGTATGAAGTTGATGATATTGGATTTAAACTACTGGAGACTGTATAATGGCTTTATTAATTTTTACATTTAGTTTTTTGTTGGTTTTAGGAATTGGAGCTTTTATCGAGGAGGTAATACTATAATTAATTATAGATTGATTAAATGGAGAGAGCAAAAATGAAAAGAATTTCAAACAACTACTTAACAACGTTAGATATTAACTCAGCATCTGATATGATACGATTAAATGAAATCAAAGACACCATTCGTATTTCAAATAGATCTATTTTTAATAACAGGAAGCTTTGCGTTGTTCTTAGAGGAAGAAAGCCGATTGTAAAAACTGGCAGATACTCATATGATTGGGGTGGTAATATTGTCGGTGGAATTGCAAATGCATCTAAACTGGATGTTTACATCTATACAAGGTAAATGTAAAAGTAATGTAACAAGGTATGGTATTATATAAATATATTATTAGAAGTAAAATACTATAAGGATATTGTATGAGATATCTAACCTTAATACTAGCAACACTTTCATTTAACACCTATGCAAATGAACCTATTATACCTGGAGAGTTATTCTTTGAGAATCAAGCTGCTGGAGAAATTGTACTAACACTTAAAAAATGTGGTAACGACACAGTAGGAGAAAGCTTTCCATATTACGGATATGCTACAGAAAAAGTTGGTAGCAAATTTATAACTCATCATGCTTGTTGGGTAATGCCGTCTATAGAGTCCGCTCCAAAAATACCAGGTACATCAATCATCCCAGTGGTTAATATGTATTTTGAAACTGGAGAAAAAGTTACGTTCCCAGTAGATTTATTTAATCGCCGTTCATTAGATACGGAACCTACATTATGAATGATGAACTTAAAAGCTTTATTATAACTATCTTATGTGTAACAATTGCTGCAATATGTTTAAATCTTAATAATGTTAAAGCAGAAACTAAAGATGATACTCCTGACCTATTAGTGAATCATTTGTTTGAAAATTTACGAGTTGTATTATCAACAAAACTTCCTTGTGATATGAATCCTATTGGTAAGAAAGCTTCAGCACAAAGGTTAGATGGTTTATATATTCCTGGATGCTGGACAGAAGAACCAAATCATCCTGAGTTAGTTCGGATTGATTGGCAAAACGGTGATTTTAGTATTTTACCACTAGAAGATTTTGAGGCTGTAGAAAAACCAAAATAACATTGTACTTTAATTGAGTTACAAGATATAATTATATTATGAAAAACTTCTATACATCCGTAGTTCCCTATGGAAACAGTTTGCTTGTCCGTGGATACCGTAATGGTGTTGCGTATAAAACAAAAGCAAACTTTTCTCCTACACTTTTTATTCAAACAACTACACAAAAACCTTCTAAGTGGAAAACATTAGACGGTACTCCTGTACATCCTATAAAACTTGATTCAATTCGAGATGCTAGGGATTATACTGATCGGTATAAAGGAGTCGAAGGATTTAAGATCTTTGGACAAACCCAATATACATATCAATTCATCTCTGAATTCTGGGAAAAGGATATTGAATACGACCCTGAATTAATTAAAGTATTCTCAATTGATATTGAAACCTCAACCGAAGAAGGTTTTCCTGATATTAAAACTGCCAATGAGGAAATATTACTCATTACTATTAAAGATAATCAGCACAAACAGATTGTAACCTTTGGCGCTAAAGCCTATAAGAATACCCGATCGGATGTTAAGTATGTACAATGCTCATCTGAGAGCCATCTACTTAAAGAATTTATTATCTTCTGGCAGCAGAATTATCCTGATGTAGTTACTGGTTGGAATACTAATGGCTTTGATATTCCATATCTTGTCAATAGAATTAAACGTGTGCATGGTGATATCTTTGCAAACAAGTTATCTCCGTGGAATATGTTAAAAGATAAAACGGTATATTCGCACAGCCAGTCTATTGATTCATACGAGATTGTTGGTATTGCATCTCTTGATTACTTAGAACTTTATAAGAAGTTTACTTATCAAAATCAAGAATCATATCGTCTTGACTACATTGCAAACGTAGAACTAGGATCTAATAAACTAGAAAATCCACACGATAACTTCAAAGACTTTTATACTAAAGACTGGCAGATCTTTGTAGACTATAACATACGAGATACTGAATTAGTTGATCAGCTTGAAGACAAGATGAAGCTTATTGAATTAGTATACACGCTTGCCTTTTCATCCAAATTAAATTTTGTTGATGTGTATTCTCCTGTACGTATGTGGGATATGATCATCTATAATTATCTTAAAGACCGTAAGATTGTTGTACCATTAAAAGAAGATCAAGGTAAGTCCGAGGCATTCGAAGGTGCATATGTTAAAGATCCTTTAGTCGGTGCTCATAAGTGGATTGCTTCATTCGATTTGAACAGTCTGTATCCACATTTGATTATGCAATACAACATGTCACCTGAAACACTGACTGATATTCGAATGGATGTTAATGTTGAATCCCTCTTAAACAGTGAACCTATAGACAAACATAAACTTGTAGATCTAGCTGTTACTGCAAATGGTTGGTGTTACCGTAAAGATATTAAAGGTTTCTTACCTGCTCTTATGGAAGAAATGTATACCAATCGTTCTAAGTTTAAAAAGCAAATGCTAAAGGTCGAACAAGAATACGAAAAGACTAAAGATCCTGTGTTGCTTAAAGAGATATCGAGGTTGACTAACCTTCAAATGGCAATGAAGATTGCATTGAACTCAGCTTATGGTGCTGTCGGTAATAAGTACTTTAGATATTATGATCTTCGTATTGCTGAAGGTATTACGACTTCTGGTCAATTGTCTATTCGATGGATGGCAAATAAGCTTAATGTCTTTATGAATAAAACTTTAAAGACTGATAATAAAGACTATGTCATCGGTATTGATACCGATTCAATCTATCTTACTCTAGAAAAACTTGTTGAAAAAACATGTGAAGGTAAAACCACTGTCGAAAAGATTAAGTATATGGATAATGCCTGTGAAAAGATTATTCAACCGTTTATCGATAAAGGATATCAAGAACTATCTGACTATACTAATGCTTATTCGCAAAAGATGCAAATGAAACGTGAAGTACTTGCTGACAAAGGTATATGGGTTGCTAAGAAAAGGTATGTACTCAATGTTCATAACTCTGAAGGTGTACAATATGCTAAACCTAAAGTTAAAGTTATGGGTCTTGAAATGGTTAAGTCATCCACTCCAGCTGTAGTAAGATCTAAACTTTACGAATCACTTCAAGTTATTTTACACGAGGATCAGCAATCACTTTATCAATTTGTAGAAAAGTTTAGAACTGAATTCTTTAGCTTTCCTATAGAAGATATTGCATTCCCTAGATCAGTATCTGCCCTTACACAATATTCAGGAACGGAAGGCATTTATAAAAAAGGTACCCCGATTGCTGTACGTGGTGCACTACTTCACAACCACTATCTTAAAAAGATGAGTCTTACTAAGAAGTATGAACCTATTACGAATGGTAATAAGATTAAATTTGTTTATCTTAAAAAGCAAAACCCATTCCACGAGAATGTTATTGCGTTTAATTCACAACTTCCTAAAGAATTTGGATTACACGATTACATTGATTATGATTTACAATTTGAAAAGGTATTTTTAGATGCACTATCTATCGTTATACAACCTATTGGTTGGAAAGCCGAAGAGTCTGCTAGTCTTGAGTTGTTTTTTGGTTAGTGCTTGCTCTGCACCAAGACCAATTTTTTACGAAGAACAATATAATGAGTATATAACCGGGCAATCATGTGGTTACAGAGAATATTCTGACTGGCCATGTATGAATGCAAATGGTTGTATTAAATTTGGTTACAATTATTAGGAGAAGTTATGGAAATTGAACAGATTTATGGTGAATATCTTATTCTTACTGAAAAATTAACACGAGAGCTTAACGATCCACTTCCACCAGCATCCGTTATGTTGGCTCAAGCTTTGTCTTTATATAAAACACTAATGACTGAAGAAGATTTTGATAAATTGCTTTATGAACTGATTGAGAGAAAGGATGATATTCAAAAATTTGATCACGATAGTCGCATTCTTAATTAGTGGATGTACCTTTTTACTCCCTGCAGGAACCAGTAGTACTGTAGTTACAGCGGTTGAAGTTACTGAACGAGTAAAAGCTGGAGCTGAAGCAGTAAGCATTATTTCTACAGAGAAATCTTTAACCGATCATGCAATAAGTCATGCTACAGGGAAAGATTGTAAAACCCTTAACGTATTAGAAGAAAAAGAACTATGTGAGGAAGTAAATGCCGTCAACAAATAAAGAGAATGATATGGATAAATTATTTTAGAAAAAAGTAATGTACTTTAATTCATTTATATGGTATAATAGTATTATTAAAAGGAGATGTGTATGTCAAAAGATTGGGTACAAGATATGAGTGTTATGCACGGCAAGTTTGCTGTGAATGAAGTAGTAAGAAACATGGATAAAGAAAAGCTAAAAGCTTTCTTACAATTCCGCATTGACTTCTTACAAGAAGAGTTAGACGAAATGAAAGAGGCAGTAACAGCAGATGACGCAGTAGATGCTCTTATAGATCTATGTGTTATTGCAATTGGTACATTAGATGCCTTTGATTGTGATGCATATGAAGCATGGGACAGAGTGTGGAATGCCAATATGGATAAAGAAGTTGGTATTAAAACTGAACGACCAAATCCACTAAACATGCCCGACCTCATAAAGCCCGAAGGCTGGACATCACCTACACATAAGGACCTAGCAGGAATGCTTGATAAAGTATATGATTAATATTATACCTAAAACATTTGCAGATATTATGTCATGGATTGCCTCAGCAATTCTTATTACCGGAGGCTATTATACATCAATCAATGTATATCCTCTGAATAATATTCTATTGTTTGTTGGATCGTTAGTATTTGCTTATGTTGGGTTTGCTTGGAATAAGACTTCCTTGTGGGCATTAAACTTATTAATGGTGGCTATATACGGCAGAGGATTGTATCTTGACTTCATCTAGTATTATTTCACTATCTTCGAATAGTATGGCTTTATCAAGAAGTGATATAATTGAGCTTGGTAATCATGCTAGAACTCACCAAAATTATAGAGTGGAAAAAGTTCAAGTTGAATATGATATTGAAGTTATGGCTAGTGAAATCTTTGCTAGTCAAAATAGAAAAGGTAGGTCTTTAGATACAATAAAAGAACACTGTAAACGTGGCATTGTAACTGAAACTGCCGCTGTTATGATATTTGGTGGCCGAAGAAATACACAAAAGTTTGATTATACAAATCCTGATACTTATATATGGGATGCATCATTAACAGAAAAGAACTTACTTACAGAAGTTAAGTGGATAGAAAGTGATTGTGAATGGGTAACATATTATAATGATAATATATCAACCTTTAATAAACACCATAAAAATCTAGACTTATTCTTAGCCGCAAAAATGAATGATGATCCATCTGCATTATATTATGAAGTGTCTTTTGTTTTAGTGGCAAATGCTAAAACATTCTTTGACTACTGGAGACCTAGCAAAGGTTATAATGATAAACACTTTTATAGTCATTTTACCTCTCTGTCTTCTGGACAATGTTATCCTATCAATCTAAAAAAACCTAAAAATAATGTACTTTAATTCGAAAACAGGATATAATAGCATTATGATAAGGAATTATTGAGCAGGTCTAGTTTAATTAAAACATCAAAGACGAAGGCTCGAGACTTTATCGGAGAAGTTATAGGTTGGTTTGATCATCTAAAACCCTATGGCTTGCTCAATAATTCTTTTAGTGGTAAATCTGTACGCCGCAGCAGATCATATACCACTTTACAAACCGCAGCAATTTGAAAAGGAAAACTTTATGAAAGAATCGTTAAAGGTTTTGCAGCAAGCAGCAGAACTTCAGACTAAAAAGTCTAATGATTATCAAAACCCCAATTCAAGAATACGCCAGGCAGATTATTATCCGCGTGGATTTGCTACAATTCTAGATACGATGTATGCTAAAGTATTAAGAATGCAATCTGTATTAGAAGCAATGGAATCAGATCCAGACTATAATCCAAACTTTGAATCACTCGAAGACTCTTGTGTTGATCTTATTAACTATGCTTCATTCGGTGTATCATATATCAGAGGTGGTATTGACGGACAAGATACTGACCGTGACTTTTTAAATAGGCCTAAACATGATTAATTTAGATGATATAAGATACCAATTAGCTTGTAATCTTGAAGATAATATATTTGTTACTGATAAATCAGGTGTTAAAACTATTGAGGTTATTAATGCTGCATTTTATGCAGATGAACCTAGTATATTTGGTACTCCAAATCAAGATTACATTGATAGAGAATTAGCATGGTATAAATCTAAGTCTCGTAATGTGAATCATATTCCTGGAGGTACCCCTGAAATATGGAAGATGGTAGCCTCAAAAGATGGCTATATCAATTCTAATTATGGTTGGTGTATATGGTCAGATGATAATTATAACCAATACACAAATGTATTAGTTGAACTTCATAATAATCCTGATTCGCGTAGAGCTACTATGATTTATACTAGACCGACTATGCATATGGATTATAATAGAGGCGGTATGTCTGACTTTATGTGTACTAATACTGTACAGTATCTTATACGAGATAATGCAGTCCATGCATTAGTTTATATGAGATCTAATGATGCAGTATTTGGTTACAAAAATGATTATGCCTGGCAAAAGCACGTGCTTGATAATTTAGTATTAGATTTAAATTCAAAATCTGATATGACTGTAGCTGTTGGTAGCATATATTGGAATGTAGCTTCGTTACATGTATATGAACGACACTTTGATTTAGTGAGGGAACAATGTCATCTAAATGGCACTCTAGATTTATTCACTTAGCTAAAGAGGTTTCTCTTTGGTCTAAAGATCCTAATACAAAAGTAGGATCTATTATTGTCGGAACTAAGGGCCAAATCTTGGCTCAAGGTTATAACGGATTTCCTAGAAATATAGTAGATTCAGATGAACGATTAAATGATCGTGAAACAAAGTATAAGTATGTTGTACACGCTGAAATGAATGCAATATTTAATGCATCATATTCAGGTACACCACTTGACGGTGCAACAATTTATGTTTATGGTTTACCTATATGTCATGAATGTGCTAAAGGCATTATTCAAGTAGGCATTAAGACTGTAGTTATAGAAAAGCAACGAGAAGGTATAAAAGAAAACTGGAAAATTTCATGTGACTTTGCTGTTGAAATGTTACGTGAAGCTGGTGTAGAAGTATATGAAGTTTAACAATAAGGAAAAAACATGGGCATTTTAGATACTATTAGAAAAAATTCAACTATTAAGGATTCTGAACTTCTTAGTAAGTCAAAATTCTTTCAGAAAAAAGATATGATTACTACATCTATCCCAGCAATTAACATTGCGCTAAGTGGAAAGATTGATGGGGGATTGACTCCTGGCTTAACGATGTGGGCAGGTCCTTCAAAACATTTTAAAACTGCATTTAGTTTATTGATGGCTAAATCATACTTAGACAAATATAAAGATGCAGCATTGTTATTCTATGATTCAGAATTTGGTACACCACAATCATATTTTGATGCTTTCGGTATTGATACCGAGAGAGTACTTCACACTCCAGTTACAGATGTAGAGCAGTTAAAATTTGATATTATGAAACAACTTGCTGGCGTAGAACGTGGTGATCATATTATGATTATTATTGATTCTATTGGTAACCTTGCTTCTAAAAAAGAAGTTGAAGATACATTAGACGGTAAATCAGTTGCAGATATGTCAAGAGCAAAACAAATTAAATCGTTATTCAGAATGGTTACTCCACACTTATCTCTTAAAGATATTCCAATGGTTGTTGTTAATCACACATATAAAACTATGGAAATGTATTCTAAAGATGTAGTTGGTGGTGGTACTGGTTCATATTACTCTGCTGATAATATCTTTATTCTAGGTCGTCAACAAGATAAA